GCCCTTTTAACTCTGACATGTCTAAAGACGTTAGTAGTTGTTACACTAACTTAGTCGCTCATCGCTTGCTAAACAAATTCGTTAGAAGCGGTGATGCACTTAACACTAAACAAGTCGCATTTGATTCATACATCGCGTATGAGTCAACCCTTAAAAAGGTAAATGATGACTTTATGATCTGGGGCAGTACCCCAGAGCATCTGATCCTACGTAAAGCTTCAATGAAGTTGCACGGTTGGTTCAGTAAGTTTAAGTGGGATCTTAAAGACGCATTCATCGAATTCTCGCCTGGCAAAACCTTCAATGGTTCTTCCAAGCAAGTCAGTATTTACGCAAAACTTTTGTTGCGTGAAAACTGGACAACCCACTATGGGTGTATCGAAGAAACTGTCGAGTTGATATATTATAACCGTGGTTTAAAAGCCGCGGCTAAACGGTTGTTTTCAAAAGATATAAATCATAATGATTTATACTCTCGTTTCAGCGGTTCCAAAGAACCGGGCTTCGAGATTTTCCGTTCACGATTACTTACCGAAGTTCTCACCGTCGTCGACGGTGCTTCAGGTAGTACTGTTCCAAAAAATAACGAAACTGACCGTTTTATTAATATCGAGGCCATGTTCCCAATGTTCCTGCAACGTATTGTTGCAGGCGTCATCCGTCAACGGTTGACCCGCGCTGGGAATACTTTGGACTTAATCCGCTGTCGTGGTTATACAAAATCTTGCGATCCGTATGACCAATACAATGGTTTCGATGCTCAGAAACTTCACCAGTTGTTAATTACTTCTCGTAATAAAGCAACTATTGATTTTTCAAATGCATCGGATTCGGTCCTTACAAAGGTAGTGCAAGCACTTTTCCCATATGGTGTGACAGAGTTGTTGATCAAAACTAGATCAACATACGTGGACATCGATAACAACCTAGTTGAACCTTATAAACTGTCCTCAATGGGCAATGGGTTCACTTTTGAAGTCATGTCAGCGTTGCTATATTCCATAGCATACGTTCTAGACAGCAGTGCCCGTGTCTTTGGAGATGATGTTATCATTTCTAATACACACGCCCCTACTTTCATAGCTGTTACCAAGATCATTGGTTTCCAGCCGAACATGAAGAAAACATTCATTAACTCCCCTTTTAGGGAATCGTGTGGTGCGTTCTTCCATGATGAAGTAGGTTTTCTCACTTCATTCGAATTTACTCGGATGAAGACTGAGGTTGATGTTATAACTTTTTGTAATAAGCTATACATTATCCTCCACAATGAGAACACTAAATTCTTATCTTTATCTTTAAGACAAGAATTATCTGCCTTACACGATAAACTCTGTAGCTTGATCCCTGCATCGCAGAAAGGGTATGCACCCGAAGGTTCATTAACAAGGCTAAATAATATGGCCTTATATGTTTATGACCCTAACTGGCGCAAGAAACAAGCTCGCAAGCCAATCAACGTTGGTAACTACTTATATTACGCGTCCAAGGTAGAACGCGTGTATAAAAGTAATCAT